ATATTAAAAATATAAACAAAAAAATATAAACAAAAAAATATAAACAAAAAAATATAAACAAAAAAATATAAAAATATAAAAATATAAATAATATAAAAATAGAATTATATAATTTATTAAAATTATATAAAAATATTTACATATATTATTTAGAATGAATAAGAATTGGGTAGAGCCTCTATTACAAGAAGACGTTAATCGTTATGTTATGTTTCCAATTAAGGACCAAGACATCTGGAAAATGTATAAAAAACAAGAAGATTTGTTTTGGAGAGCAGAAGAAATTGACCTTTCAAAAGACAATAAAGATTGGGAAACGTTAAATGATGACGAAAAACATTTCATATCTATGATTTTAGCGTTTTTCGCTGCCAGTGACGGAATTGTCTTAGAAAACTTAGGCGTGCGTTTTATGGGCGAAGTTCAATTAAGTGAGGCTCGAGCATTTTACGGGCTACAAATTGCTATGGAAAATATTCACTCTATTACTTATTCCACTTTGATCGATACATATATTAAAGATAAAGAACAAAAGCACAAATTATTTAATGCACTAAATGAATATGAATGCATTAAGAAGAAAGGTCAATGGGCTATAAAGTGGATTAATGATAAAAAATCCAATTTTGCTACTCGCCTTGTTGCGTTTGCTTGCATTGAAGGTATATTTTTCTCAGGTGCTTTTTGCGCTATTTATTGGTTGAAAAAGCGCGGACTAATGCCCGGATTAACATTTTCAAATGAGCTAATTTCGCGTGATGAAGCATTACATACCGAATTTGCTGTATTATTACATAGCAAATTAGAAAAGCCACTTAAAAAGCAAAAGATTCACGAAATCATTAGCGAGGCTGTAGCTATTGAGCTCGAATTCATTAACGATTCGCTTCCGTGCAGATTAATTGGTATGAATCAAGTATTAATGAAACAATATATTGAATTTGTTGCTGACCGGTTAAGTGTTCAGTTAGGAGGTGACAAAATTTATGAAAGCAAAAATCCGTTTGATTGGATGGAAAACATTAGTATTGAAACAAAAACCAACTTTTTCGAAGACCGCGTAAGTGAGTATTCGCTTACAACTAAAAACTCTAAATTAAACACTTTCGAATTTGGTGATGACTTCTAATTTTTGCGCTTTTTTCTTTATATTGTTTTTTATTATATTTAAAGCGGTTAATAAATATAATAAAAATGATTATTTAGTTTTTAGCGCGCTTTGTTTTTCTTCTTCTTATTTTTCTTCTTTGGCCACCATGAGCTGAATGAGTTCGTCGCTTAGATTTTCTTTCTTCTTTAGATGTATGTTCTTCTTTAGATGGATATGGAGGTAGAAGACAATTTGCAGGTAACCAGCCCTCTTGTTGTTGTTCTCGAATGAATGCAACATAATTTTTATATCTTGTAAGATCATCAATCTCGGCTTGCAGTTTATCGCAAGCTTTAAGTTTATCAGCAACTGCCTTAGTTCTTGCCTCAACTCTTGTCGATTTAGCCCACTTTATAGATTCAAGATCGGGTGTAGATGGGAATCGTGTCTCTAGTCCGGATAAATTAGGAAAAACGGGCACAGATGTCACAGACAGATTAGATGCAAGGACTCTCTTTGCTTCCTCACTTGTTAATTCTAATTGACCATAATACTTTTTTTCTAATGGAACATAATACTTTCTTGACATTTCTATATATAGTAATAAGATAAAAAAATTTTTTTTCTTTATATTGTTTTATTATATCTAAACTATGTTTTTTGCTCCTGAACGTTCAGGAGCAAAAAACAAGATTGTGTATGGGCAAAGTGTATATATATTTTTGCAACCGTTAGAACAGTCGCAAAATATATTAGAATACAACTAGTAATTAATTTACTAAAACATAATAAGCATTATTAATTAAAGTGTTGTTTTTGATTGCTCTGCTCATTTTAGCCGGAGAGAAATCTTCGTGAATTGCTGCTTTTGCTATTGTGGTCCAATTATTTAATATATTTTTAGTGCTGGCGTCTATTTTTTGAACTTTTTTACCACTAGTCGCAATTTGGTCATCTCTAGCTTCCTGATAATAGTCATTTTTTAAACTAATACCGTAATAACCCTCAAATGTTGCATTTATATTATGTAGGCGGATCGGCCCACCGAGAATATATTGACAATTTTTTAAATAATTTTTTACATCTTTGTCCTCATTATTATTGATTAATAAACTATTATTCTTTTTATAATTTATGAATTCTTCTACAATTTTATTAGTTGAAGCGCGACCTTCGGGAGAGAAAATGCAACTTTCAAAAATAAAATTTTCTACTTCATTTGAACTACTGCTTTTTTTATATACAATGTCTTTTAGCTTTATTCCTTTAAATCCGTGAACAACTTGATTCTTATTTTGACCACTAATGCGACATGCTAAAAATCGTGTTCTCATATATGTATTAAACATGCTAAATACGAGTTTTGTAGGTTTCTCTCTATTATAAATACGAAATTGCCCTACAATAGTTGTTGAAGCTACTTCTACCTCTTTATGAATAAAACAACACTCATCAATAAATTTATCAAACTTATTTTTAAGTTCAACACTTATTATATTAGTTTCATCATTATTTACATTGATGATTTCATTATTATTTACATTGATGATTTCATTATTATTTTCATAATTATTTGTAATAGATGCAAGAAGTTGCTCTAATTTTTCATTTTTTTCTATATATTCATTATTAAGGACCTTCAATTTTTCATTTTCATCACTTAATTGCTCTAACGTTGCTTTATATTTTTGATTTTCTTCTACTAAAATATTAAATTTTTCAATACTATATGATTTTTCAGAAATAATATTTTTAATATATCTTGAGAGACAAAGAATTGTAAAGTTGGTTTCATCATATGCTAATATTTCATTTTTATTTTTTCCATCTACTTCAATAGTGCGTAAATGTTTTCTAATTTTAGAGCTTGTTTTAATAGCATTCTCAATTTCTTGCTTATTATGAACTTTGAAAGCATCGCGAAGAATAAAATTTTCATAAGTTTTATGATGGTATTGCAGTCGCACAGAGAGATTATTGCTATGTCCAAATTTTATTAATTTCTCTCCTTCAGCGTTTGAATTATCAATAGTTCCAAAATAAATACATTCACAATTTACAGGAAATTGTGAAACTAGAGTTTTTTCAATTGCTTTTAATTTATCCTGATTAGCATTTGTAATAAGCTTTTCTTTTGTAATAAGCTCATTATCTTTTATTAGTAATTTATTTTTCATTTCTAATGCTTCTTCTTCTAATACTTCATTAATTAATTCTTCTAACTTAATATAGTATTCGTGTATTTCATCTGCTTTTTTGGTATGGGCCTTTAAACATAATGATTTAAAGGTCTTAATATTTAAAAAAAATTTTTGAATATTGTGACCACCACTACCTGTGATTTTTGCTCCTCCGCATGGAGGAGCAAAATTCTTATAATCTTTGTTTAATACAAAAAAATTTTCTAACAACCTAATACCATTAAATTTTTTATTAAATCCCAACCATCTCCAAATATCATCTAGATCTACAATAAAATCTGCAGTTTTATCATAATTTAAATAAGTATAAAAACTAGATATAAATAATTGTTGCTCCATTTCTGTAAAGTTAGCTTTCACTTTTTCTAATAATTTATTATTATTGTTAGCATTAAGCTTTGTAATAGGGTTATTTGTTATTAAATTAACAATGTCGAGAGAAGTCATATTTATACTATAATAATGTAATTAGTCTTTAAATCGTTGTTGTTGTTTATATAATTTAGAAGCAAGATTATGGAAGCAATGCCTTACCATTTAGTTTTGCGCACATTAATTTTAGGGCCCTTCTTTTTATCTCTCGTGTTAGGGTCATACATCTCTTCGTCGTCGTCGGAGTCCATATTTTTACTTATTTCCCAGAATTCTTTTGAGCCGAGTTTGAATGTTTTATGATGTTCTGCCTTATACCAATAAATTTGGTCGTGTAATTTATTCGATTTGGCGTTATTATTGATGACTAAACACTCATAATTTTCCGTGCATTGGTCCATTACCTGACAAAAACTCTCAAAGGTTGGAAACATACCTGCATAGTTTTCATAAATACGCCGCCTATTTGCTATATATGGCTCGCGCAATATAAAAACGTAGTCGATATTCGTGCGCAAATTTGGAGGAATACCTAAAGGATATTGCATGGTTATCACCAACATCACTTTCCAGTGCCGACCATTCATAAATAGGAGACGCATCATCTTATCTTTTGTCCAGCTTCCATCATATAAGCAATCATCTAATATAACAAATGCTCGCGGATCAATATTCGATTTTTTATAGACTTCGACTTCTTTTTTTATCTGCTTCATTACCGTCTTCTGTCTTTTCAAAATATTTTCAATAATGGCGGTATTGTATTCATCGTGAATAAATAGTTTAGGAACATGCTCGGCATAAAAACCGTTGCCTGCTTCTGTTCCGCTGATTACTGTCCCTATTGGAATATCTTGATGATAATATAGCAAATCTCGCACTAAATAAGTTTTACCGGTATCGCGACGTCCTATTAACACAATAACGGGCCCTTTATTTTCATCTGGCCTAAAACTTATAGATTTAATGTCAAATTTTTTTAATTCTAATGTCATTACTAAACAACTTTATATTTATTAGCTATATTTAATAGTTTGCCATTTAAACTTAATAGTTTGCTATTTAAACTTAATAGTTTGCTATTTAAACTTAATAGTTTGCTATTTAAACTTAATAATTTGCTATTTAAACTTAATAGTTTGCTATTTAATAGTTTAATATATTTATTTGTGTTATAAATTAAAAAAATAAGTATTTGTTATTTATATTTATTAAATGGAAATAAACTATAGAAAAAATAATAATAAACAGCTTTTTGAGAACTTTAACAATAGTGAGTTATTGGATATAGAAAATTCTCAAAATTATTTTCCATTATACAATAATTTTTTCAACTTAAATAGCTCTAATTATAATGCAATAAATTTGAATAATAAGTATAAATTAGAACAAATTTTAGAAAAAATAAATTATAACAAATTTTTAGCAACAATCACAGATGTATGTAATAATAAATTTAACAAAGAAGTATTTATAAAATACAGTCCTCTTGTTGACCCTGTTAAATATATGATAGGAAAATACGAAAATAACTATAATATTTTAGAATTACCTAAATTCATAGATGAGGCAAACTCCGACTATAGTGCTACTTATAAAAAAATATTAGACCCTAATAATTCAGCATATATTGATGGTTTTTTTTCATATTTATCAAGCTGCTTATTAAATAAGTATAATTTTTATAACGGCTTAGACTATTATGGCGCTTTTTTAGGAGTTAAAAATAAATTTAAATATAATGTAACAGAAGATTTAGAATATTTAAATGAGTCGGACTATTTTCATAAGCACAAAAATATTTTGTTCATTTTTGACAATAATGAAAAAATATTTAATTTATTTAACAATACTAAAAAATATAAAAAACCATTAGTATTAAATAAAGAAGGTGACGATTTAAGTATAAGCGAATTAACTATAAGCGAATTAGCTCTAAGTGATTTAACTACTCCTACTGCTAAATCTACTGTTTCAAAGACAATAGAAGAAACTAATTTAGAAAATGAACTTAATATTGAAATTGAAGTTGAAGAGTTACACGTAAGTAGTGATAATCTCGAACTAACCTATGAGAATCTGGATATTTTAGCGAATAAAAAAGTTGTAACAACAACAACAAATACAGCTACAAATACAAATACAAATACTGGAATAAATACTACAAACAGCTCTGATACGTGTTCATCAAGATCCTCAAATACCAATCTAACTAATTCAACAAATAGCGGATCAGACGGCGAAGATGATGAAAGCAGTGAAGAAAGCTTTGATGGAGAGGAAATATTTTGCTCAATCGATAAAATACCTGTTAAAATGATAATATTAGAATGTTGCGAAAACACTTTAGATGATTATATAGTAAATAATAAAATAAAAGACAATGAATGGGAGTCCATAGTTTTACAAATATTATTTACATTAATTACATATCAAAAAGTCTTCGAATTCACGCACAATGATTTACATACAAATAATATTGTATACATATCTACTCCAAAACACTATTTATATTATAAGCATAACAATTGTCATTATAAAGTTCCTACATTTGGAAAAATATACAAAATAATCGATTTTGGAAGAGCTATTTATAAATTCAAAAATAATTTTATTTGCAGTGATAGTTATTCTGAGTCGGGCGACGCAACATCGCAATACAATTGCGAACCTTATTTAAATAAAGCCAAGCCAATTATTGGACCAAATTATAGCTTCGATTTATGCCGTCTTGGCTGCAGTTTATTCGATTATTTTATTGACGACTTAGATGATATTAGAAAACTTAAATCCCCTATTAAAAAAATTATGATAGAATGGGTTTTTGACGATAACAATAAAAATATACTCTATAAAAATAATGGTTGTGAGAGATATCCCGACTTCAAATTATACAAAATGATTGCGCGCTCTGTTCACAAACATACCCCGCAAAATGTATTACTTAAACCAGTCTTTGATAATTATAAAATAGCAAAGAAAAAAATCAATAATGTTCAAGAAATATTTAATATTGATGAACTGCCTATTATGGTTGCTTAATTATAAACAATAAATAAAAATGATTTAAAGGGTGCTAATAATAATATAAAAAACGCCGCTATATTATTATTAAAAAAGGATTTAAAGAAAAAAGCACAAATTAAAAGTCGGGGTTGTTAGTAAAAGCGCTTAGACTCTCCTTTGCCCCACCAATAATATGAGTAAATTCTAATTGCTCTAATAAAAACATTGAAATCACACCCGATAAAAATACCACAAGACCATCCTTTGTTATCAGTTTTAAAGATTTATCATCCTTTGTTATATATTTACTATCTATAATCTTAAATACTATAAACATAATACTTATCGATAATGTTGGTATTATAAAATTCATTTATTTTATAATTATATATATAAATGAATTTCATAAATATAACGAATTAATTTGGAATTCTTTAATGTAATTCTTTAATGGAATTATTTAATGTAATTCTTCTATATCCAATTCAATATTATCGCTAATACTTCCTCCATTTAAATCTAATAACTCTAAATTTAATTCGTCAGGGTCTTCGCCTAAATTTTGGACATCCAGCTC